AGCCCTTTTCTGAATAATTCAGATTTTCTTCCAGCACCGTAAAATTTAGGCTCTCATGCCCACACTGAGCGATAAACATTGCAATGCGTTGTGGCGTGTTGATCTGGTACTTGGCAAGAATTTCTTTCAGAGGCTGCTCCCAAGCCTTCCAGTCTTTGTTGCCATGCAGTAGCTGCTCAATTTGACCAGAAGATAATATCATTTTTTTCCTGCGTATTTACTGATTGCTCGATTTCCGAACCAGAATGCCAAAGTTGCCGAAAATAGTCCTTGAGTTTCTGGGTCGAATAGAAGCTCTGACGCCTGCATCCAGTCTCCATCCGATTGAATCACTTTAACCATGATCACGACTTTTGTGGATACGAATAAAGCAAAAAACATATAAGTGATAACGGGGCGAACGGACCCACGCAGGGCGTTGATAAAGCCTCCAGCGTCGATAGAACTGTCATGTGCATACAACCCCTTCGTCTCTTCGATGTCAGCTTGTTTATCTAGCTCGACCAGCTTCATCTCGGACCGCTTTTGGGCAAGCTCTGTCTCGATTTGCATCATTTCGATGCGGTGCTTCTGCTGCTGATTGGCCTTGAAGTAATCAAGCACTGACGGCAAAAAAGATGATCCGAAGCCCAGCAGACTTCCCAATAAAGCCATCATGGCTTTTCACCATTGATGAAGATGCCAAAGCAACCCGTCAAAGCACCCATACAGACACTGACAAGCCCTGCTTGGGCGTTGGTGACAAGATCGGGTGGAATGGACATGAACCAGTGGACTGATTGATATGTAAGCACCGTGACAGCCAACATCATTAATCTCGGTAATATTTTGAGTTTATCAAACGTCTCTGGTGTCATATTCATTTCATCACCCCATTTTAGTTAGCACCGCCAAGAGCATTAAGATGATAGCGCCACTAGCACCAATCATAATCGCCTCTAAACGCTTCACCCTCGTAAACAGTTCTTTGTGTTGTATGGTCACCTCTGTGCGTAAAGATGCAGAAGTGACGTTCAGATCATCAATTCTGCTGTGGGCAGAGGCCACTGTGCGCTTATCCATCATTACACCTATCTGCCGCAAAACCACGCTCATTTATATCGGGCATTATCAAAAAAAACTTGTTTAACCCAAGAGGTCACATCAATAATGTCTTTGTTTGACTTGACAAAATTAGGAGTATTGAAGTTGGTTTGAATCACTTCTTTTTTTGCAGCCTCTAATTCATCACTAACAAGTTTTATCTTGTAAAGTAGTTCTGGAGGAATTAATTTCATTCTACCACCTTTTGAGGCCACTCGCTAAGAAGCACAGAAGGCCAATTTGAAGAACTTTCAAGATTCCTCAAAGTTGCGCGATACGTTGCCCAAGCAGTTGACATGGTGGGGGTGTCTGAAAGACCCATCCAATCTGTTGCTTCAAGCAGTTGTTTCGTTACTGCCATCACCCTGTCATTGGTCAGCAAACCATTAGAATATAAGTCTAGTATTTCAACATCATAGAGGTCTTCAGTAGACATATTTCTATCCTTTTAAGTCAATTATTACAACTTGCGCCGGGGTTGCGCCTAAGTTGCCAAAATTGTTTCCACCGCGGGCACCTGTAGTATAGGTAAATAATGGTCTGTTTCCCGGCCCCTGCATAAGTATTAAATCTGAAGGAGTATTGCCAAAATTTGACCCGCTAGGACCATTTGACCCGTTAGGGTTGTCTGACCCGAAATAAGTGTTAGAAGCGTACCCTTGAGCCGTGGGCCTTACACTAGCGCCACCAGCAGGACAGAAAAATTCTTTGCCTAAGTAATTTGTCCACGCCACAGCATTAGAGTCTTTGGTATCACCCGCACCACCCGCAGTCGCAGTGCCATCATTTCCTCCACTGCCGCCAGCATGGGAAAACTTTTGCTGCCCTGACGCTTGGTTTGACGCCCAAACAGTGTTTGTACCAGTGATGTAATTGGTGCCAGCATTTGAATTGCCATTGTAAGCTCTACCGCCGACCCCCGCAGGGCTACCCATGCCGCCTCCACCAGACATTCTAAGGTCGGCGTTATTGTAGGCCGTGCCGGGCGATGCCCTACCTTGGCCTCCATTTGCGTTAAAAGTTCCTCCAGTAATCGACCCCGCTGTTGCGTTCATGTTGCGCGGGTTTATGGTGTAGGCGAACGCTCCTTGTGGCGGCGTGGACACCATAGTTGTTCCAGTGCCAGCAACAGTAAGTTTCTGAGCAGTGCCGGGGTTGTTAACTTGTGCTGCCACAGTATTAACATAATCACCCGAAATAGTTAGAGATGACGGTATTGAAGACGTAATTAGTTTTTCAGAGTATCCAGCGCCTGCCGCGCCAGCAGAAAAATAAACCGCGCCGCCAGAGTTGCCGCTTGTAGACCCATAGCCCATTTTTGGCAGTCCACCAAATATAAAAATAGCCATGCCGGTAGTTAATGCTGACGTAGTGTGCGTTACAGAGTAGTTGTTATTACCCGTCGTGTTTGTATACCTTACTAATGTTGAAGAAGATTGAACATCGTAATCTGCTGCCCAGTGTGTACTATCAATCCCTACGAGGAGAACAAAACCGTCTGTTTCTAGTACCTTTACTGGCGCTATGGTAGAATTAACAAAAACGCCGTTACCATTGCCCCTAATGGGCGTTTCAGCAGTCGTCGAATTTCTAATCCCGTAAAAGAGACCAGCCGCTGAAACTGGAAGTTTAATTATTGCCGCTGCGTTTGTTACATTCACCAAAGAACCAGACTGAGCAGCCGAAAGAGTGGTCACTCCACTGTTGCTTATCGTAACAACATTTCCCATAAAACCGCTGGCAGCAGCGACCCAACTTAAATCTGTACCATTTGAGGTAAGAACAGTATCAGCGCCACCAGCAGCCAAAGGTGCAGACACGCCAGAGCTATTGCCAACGTCAAGTGAGCCTCGCGTTAGGTCGCGTGTGACTGTTCCAGAGAACAGCGCGTTGCCCCCAGCAGACATATCAAGCGACAGCGCGGTTATTACTGAGCCGCCATCACTCCCTTGAAATAGAATATCCCTGTCTTGGACAATAGACGCAATAGTAAAATTTGTTGCTCCATCATTTGCTAGTTTACCGATAGTAGTGCCGCCATCTGCAATAAAAACTTCTGCACCATCAGCATCAAGAACGATATCACCAGCACTATCCAACGTGATGGTTGTTCCTACGGCTGTAAATGTGCCGTCTGCCGTGATCGATATGTTTGCGGCGGCTGCTGCTGCGTCTGTAGTGGCGATTGCCAAGGCACCATTAGCCGCGACAGTCAGCGTTGCGGTGTCTCCAGCCGATCCAGTCATCGTGATGACTTTGCCGTTCAGCCCGATATCATCTACCGTAGCTTGGTTAGCAGTAACAATGTCAGTCACCGTTGTTCCAGCCAGATTTACGTCTGTCAGCAAATCATAAACGATTGCGCCTGATCCTGCTCCATCTGTGGCGATCATTTTAACTTGACCAGCAAGAACCGCAACATTGGCTCCAGAGCCTTGGGTAAATGTCAGAGTTGCAGACGTTGCATTTTCAATCAACCAAACCTTTGAGATGGTTGCTGGCAGAAATGTTACTGTGCAAGCCTGACCACCGCCAGTTAGTTTCAAGTACATGCTGCGGTCAGCATCGGAAGCGCCATCCGCGAGTGTTATGTTGTCAGTCGAAGCATTGGCAATGGCGCGTGTACCGTAAGAAAACGCCTCTGCAATTATCTCTAAGTTTAAGTTCGTGACCGTTCCCCATGACCCACTGTTATCTCCAGTGCCTTGCTCATTGAGACGTAAGTCATTGTCATAGGATGAAGCCATATCAATCGATCCTTACTATTGCATTGTCTTTGGTCGCAGCAGGAAATACGATCCGAAATGTACCCCCGCTTACTGAGAAGTCACCGCCAAAATTTAAAATGGCAATCGCGCCTCTTGCGTTTGAAGATGCATCGCCCAGAGTCTTATTATAAATCAGTGCGCCACGGGCAGTAAATGTTGCGCTTGTCCACTGTGGGTCATCCGCATCAAAAACACCGCTGGTGCTGTTTTCAGCAACAGTTTTGTTTGCCAGTGCATTGCCGCCTGTTGTGTAGCCATTGCCGTTAGCGACTTCATTGGCGGTGATGTAACCATCCGTTGTTGCATTAAGTGTCGCGCTACTTGTGTAAAGCGCAACATAAATATTGTTGGTGTCTAGTGAGTGATCACCCAGAAGCACGTCTTTTTTAAAGAGCGTACTCATTGCTTGTGCTATAGCCATTATATGCCTCCGTTATATTCTGCTGCATAGTCGCGTTGCATCTCTTGTACAGTAAGTTGGACGGCTTCGTCAAACTGGGTTTTATACAAAGATAAAGTCTCTGGCGCTTTTAAAAACGCAGAAGCCTCGTACAGAGCCGCAGCCAATAAAACTGTCGAAGCGTTAGTGTCGATCCAAGTGTTGGGATTGCCGTTACTCAGGCCCGTCTCAGGCGCGATAAAGTCCACGCTGTAGGCCAGCACTGCTGATGGCGTTGGTGCCATTGAAATAACTGTCCCAGCGGTTCCTGCACTATTTGTGCTGTACATGCGTGGGGTGCCTTGTGTTGCGGGATTAGGCGAGAAATCACGAATGTAAGAATCAATCCTGTGATCTAGATAAACCACAACGCCAGTTCCCAAAGTTATTGAGACCTGACGGATCATTCGGGCAGTGGGAATTATATATGATCCAGTTCCCTGCACAAGATTGGCCGCAGAAGATGTCTGCCGAAAGCACGGCATATTTGGCAACCGTTGAAAAATCATTTCTTCGGCCTGCGCTATGATCGTGTCAATTGATGCGACAAACTCTGTCGAGTCATCTTCCAAAAACGCTTGGATATTGGCCTTGAGTGTTGCGTAGCTCATCTATTCATCCTCAATTCCATTGACCCGTTCCATATCCTGCCTCGCCCCATGTTGTTACAAGACGCACTGCCTCTGATCCAGTGGCCCCAGTGCCACCCAAGCCACTTACTGTGAGGTTAGAGTCAATCGCAATTTCTTCATTGCCTACCGCTGCTGTGCCGTCATTGCCGCTGACATTAATTATTCCGTCTGCGTTTATAGTTTCGTTGCCAACAGCACCCGACCCACCCACTCCAGTTTCAGTGATTATTGCATCCGCAGAAATGCCTTCAATTCCAACGGCACCTACGCCGCCCAGACCAGCAGTGTGTGGGCTTCCATTAAGATCGCCCCAGCCGCCTTGGCCCCACGCGCCTATTCCCCAGCCGAATGCCTCGACAGAAACAACATTGCCAACAGATGCTGTACCACCAACGCCTGTGGCTGCTGGCAATCCTTCGATAATTCCTACGCCTGCACTGCCAGAGCCACCAACACCAGTTGCGATCTCATCAAGCTCTACTGGGACAGTGCCACCCGAACTTGTCAATTCAGGTGTTTTGGCTGTCCATCCCATAGCTGAATGATTTGTGCAGTAATAATAAAGTGTCGGCGCACCAGATGCCACAACTATCTGGGTGTAAGCCCCAGCTTGGCCCGGCGTGCCATAAGTCGTTACGCCAGTCGTGTACTCACTTCCCCCAGCGTGCGTTCCATTTGCTGTGGTGCTGAACCTGAGTGGATGCCCAGAATTAGAAGATGCGCTCTGATCGAATCTGTATGTGCTGCCTTCTGTCAGTAGAAGTGTGACATCAGATGTCGCAGTAGACCCATCGATAGCATATTTATTAGATGAACCAACATTATGATAAGGATGGTTTGACGGATTGCCACCAACAACTGTAGTTATTAAAGTTATCGTTCCTGCCGCTGGTGTGTAAGATGTGCCACCCATGTAATTATGGTTAGTGCAATAGTAGTACAAAGTAGGCGCACCAGATGCCACTGTTATTTGAGTATACGCCCCAGCATTTCCCGGTGTTCCTGACGTTGTTACGCCTGTGGTGTATTGGCTTCCCCCAGCGTGTGTCCCATTTTCTGTGGTGCTGAACCGCAGCGGATGCCCGTTATTAGAAGATGCGCTCTGATCGAAGCGGTATGTCTGCCCCTCTTGTAGATAAAGCCGCTGTTGAAGAACGCTATCGACATAATATCTATTGCCAGCGGCTATAGCTCCAACAGTTATTGCATATTCTAGGTACGATGCGCTGTCTGTAGCCACACCGCCTGTTCCTGCGGCTCCTGTGGCAGAGATATCCGTTGTAATAAACAGTGAAGTGTTGCCAACCGCTGCCGTGCCACCCACGCCAGTCTGAGACGTATGGATAACTTCAAAATTAGATATTTGCCCCGTAAACGCTGTTCCAGCAATTCCAACATTTGTGTTAAATCTTCGATCAGCAAATGGATCAAAGTTATACCCAATATAAATTACTACATTTTCTGGGTCTGTGTCTGGCCGTGGATTAAAGAGTGCAGTTGCATCCACAATGTTTTTCGCAGGGGTAAGCTGCGGATTTTTTGGTTCGTAATCTTCTGGCGATACACGCAGGCCATCCCAAGTCGTTTTCAATTGCGTATAGGGAACCCGAAGGCCGCTTATATCGCTAATCGCCTTGGATTTTTTGCCCCGTGCGTATTTTGCCATTTACGATAAATTCAGCGCAGTTGGCTGAATCCTCAAGCTGACGCCGTCATTGTCCGAAGCCGCCGCAAACGTGAATGCCCTCTCATAGATTTCGTTTAAAATTTGAAATCTGTCTGGTGCATTTTTTAATGCCAGCTTGCTTGCAAGACCCGCGCATATGCAGTCGCTCCATCGGTATGGCACGTCAGCGTCTTGGTCGCTTTTTGTGATGTCATCTAGCTGGTTTACTGACCAATAATTCAAGCTGTATGTTGTTCTGTTTGGTATCTGCCAGATATAAAGCAGCGGAGTATATTGCTTGTCCAACATATATTGTGACGGCTTGCCCAGAGATGTTTTGTTTGGCAGTTGGTTATAATCTGCAATCGACACACGGTTAACAATTTGGTCAGACGTGTCTGTGCCTGCGCTGTCCCGAATGACGGCGTCCATAATGTCTATGGTGCCTTCGGGCAGCGTGTAGGGCGTTGTCTGGCCGTTTACCAGCGTCAGCGTCTGTTGCTTTACCGCCCAGTAATTGATGCCCCTGTTGGCCCACTCACTAAACAACAAGTTTAGGCTACGCCTAGCCGACAAAGCCTTGTAACCCGTTTGCGTTTGCGGATCGATACCACACCGCTCGTAAGCCTCCGCAATGATCTCTTCAACATCGGGGCGAAACGCTACTGTATTCGATGTCGCCATTTGTTATTTCCTATGCGTGAAACGCCGTTAACAGCTTGCTGTGCGTTGTGTTGTAGTACACAGAAAGGTTTTGTTTGAACAAGATGCCTTCGTCTGGGATAAATACATCATCAGCAGAATTGTCTACTCCACTAGAAAATGTAGAGAATATTTGACCGCCATCGTCAGGATCGCCGCTGAAGAAATCTATTATTCCCGCTGTGCCTGTCGATATGATAGTGAATGCCTTCAACCGTCTTCGACCAGCATAGAACGTAGCCACCCCTGCGGATGCCATTCCGACAGAGACATTTGCTGCATATTGTGCGCTGCAAGTCGCTGAAGTGATAGTCTTGAAGAATTTCGGGCCACCGACAGTGCTGGCGCTGCCCAGAGAGGTAATAACTTGTGATTCTGGCTTGTCATTGTAGTCAGTACCCACAATCGTAACAGTTTTGCCAGCATCAGCAGACCCTGTTGTTGTGACGGTTACTGCTCTTGCTTGGAGGGCGTTAAACCTAGTGTTTGCAAGATTGAATGCACCAGTTGGCCTTGCCGCTACCGCGATAAACGTGGTTGAGGCCGCTTGAGTATCTTGAATAGTGGTTGCTGTGATGTCTGATGACACTGCCAAACCCTCCTATAAATTGCTAGTGGGGCCGAAACCCCACCAATAAATTAGAATATGTTGTTGCTTTGTGCATAGACAACGGTGACTGCGCCAACACCATTACCAGTGTTCGCTGTGGTCACGACCAGCCTGTGATCGCCTGTGCCTGTGTTCAGCCACTTTGTCGTGCGTACTGCGTCAGTACCGGGGCTTGCCGCCACGATGCCCACTGCATTACATTGGACGGCTCCAGCAGCCGTCAGAGTGGTTGCCGCACCAACACTGCCCAAGCCAAGAGTTGTTGCTCCACCGCTCCAAGCTGTTTTCACAGTAACATCGATTGAGATAAGCTGGCTGTTGGGTGGGATAATAATATTTGTGGTGGTTGTTGTTGCTGTTTGATCAATCACAGCAGTTTGCGAAAGGACAACAAAACCTGTGTTTTTCATATTAGAGCCAACGGTTGTTCCGCTGGTTTCTTTAATTGTGCCTGA